AACAAAAAACAGAAAAACAAGAAAAATAAAGAGACGTGTGACAAAGAAGAAAAATCAAAAAAAGTATTCAAAAAATAAAACAAAGAAAAATCGCAAGTAAATATTATTACTTTTACCTATTTGAATATAAAAATAATCATTTTATATTTAAAAAAAAATTGATATAATAAAAACAATATAAATGTATATTAATATAATATAAGAATGTCTAAGTCCTCAACTTCAATTAATATGTCTAAATATCCTTCTAAAGTAATTGGTATTCAATTTAGCATTTTGTCGCCTGATGAAATACGAAAGGGTTCAGTTGCAGAAATTACGAGCAGAGACACATATATTAATAATAAACCAGTAATAGGTGGATTATTTGATCCTAGAATGGGAGTTTTAGAGCCTGGACTAATTTGCCCTACTGACGGTTTAGATTATATGCAGACGCCTGGTTATTGTGGTCATATTGAACTTGCACGTCCAGTAATTTATATACAATATTTAAGCACAATTCTAAAATGTTTAAGATGTGTTTGCTTTAAATGTAGTAAGTTATTGATAAGCAAAGAAAAATATAAGCAGGCGCTGAAATTACAGGGCGATTCGAGATGGAAATATACGTTTTCATTAGCTAGTAAAATTCGCCGTTGTGGTGAAGACACAGAAGATGGTTGTGGAACTTTACAGCCCAATAAAATTTACAAGGAAGGGCTAGCGACAATATTTGCTGAATGGAAAAATGACGGTGCCGAAGCGGAGCCAATTGTTATAAAAGTTACGCCAGAAATGATATTAAAAATATTTAAAAGAATACCAGATGAAGATGTGTCTTTTATGGGATTTAGTCCAGTTTATTCGAGACCAGATTGGATGATTTGTCAGGTAATGTCTGTTCCTCCGCCAGCAGTTCGTCCATCTGTAAAGCATGATGCACAACAGCGTTCTGAGGATGACTTAAGTCATATTTTAGTAAATATTATAAAAACGAATAAAACATTACAGGAAAAAATTCAAAACAATGCGCCATCAAATGTGATTGATGATTGGACTACAGTTCTTCAGTATTATGTTGCTACACAAGTTGACAATAAAATGCCCGGTGTCGCTTCTGTGGCTCAAAGGTCAGGCAGACCATTAAAGTCAATTAAAGACCGATTAAACGGAAAGGGTGGGCGCATGAGAGGAAATCTTATGGCGAAACGTGTTGATTTTAGTGCTCGTTCTGTAATTACTGCTGACCCAAATATCTCTATTAGAGAATTGGGTATTCCTATGAAAGTTGCGAAAAATATAACTAAACCAGTAATAGTAAATGCTATAAACCGAAATTTCTTGACTAAATTAGTAAGGAATGGTCCTGAAGTTTGGCCTGGTGCTAAAATGTTGGAAAAACAGAATGGTGAAGTAATAACGTTACGTTATTTTACAGATAGAAATTCTATTGTATTGGAAGAAGGCGACATCGTTCATCGTCATATGATGGATGGTGATGCAATACTGTTTAACAGACAACCTACTTTACATAGAATGAGTATGATGTGTCATATCGCACGAATTATGAAGCGAGGTGATACATTTAGAATGAACGTTGCGGACACCAAACCGTACAATGCTGATGAAATTTTTGTGATGATAACAAGTCACAAAAACGACTAAACTATGTCAACGTCGGCAACAGGGGGCGTTAAAAGCGTGCTACCCCCTAGTCTCTATATGAGGCGAGATTTCTTGTTGCGGGAAACCCCTTAGAGCCTTTACTACCACTCACTTTTGGAAACGATTGTGAGGAACTCGGTTAATAGCCGAAATCCAATGGTAATAATGTAAAGGATTGGGCAATCCGCAGTGTTACTTTCTAAGTCCGTTATAGTGAGGATATGAAAGGCACTCAGAGACTGAACGGAAGTCGGTAGATAATGATGGTGTAACTAACCTGAATCTGCTTAAGATACAGTCCGGCCCTTTTGGAAACTTTAGGGAACAACCGTTTGACGGAGATAGACATATGTAGATTACATTTTGTCTCCAACAGGGAGCGTGAAAAGCGTGTTACTCCCTAGTTAAATGATTCTGATTTAAAAAGCACTTAAATATAAAATTTTAATTATACTTATAAAATGGAACTATCAAAACGTTTAGAACTATCAAAAAATATTTTAGACACTCCAACCGAAAGATATTGCGAAATTTATAAAATAACAAACCTTACTACTGGTAAAATATATGTAGGACAAGCAGTTTCTCATATATTAAATCACAAAAAATACAGACCATATGGGCATGAAGGACGTTTTAGATGTCATATATCAGAAGCATTTTCAACAAAAAAGAACCAGTCACATTACTTAAATAATGCCATTAGAAAATATGGCGTTGATAATTTTGTGGTTGAATTAATTGAATGCTGTGAATTATGCAATTCTAATGAACGTGAAACACATTATATAAAGTCATTTAATTCGTTATATCCAAATAGATATAATTTAAAAAATGGCGGAAGTGTATTTACTCATAGTGACGAAAGTAAAAAAAGACTGTCCATTGGTGTATTAAATTATTATAAGGATAAAAAACATGAACGGTTTAAAGATGTAAAATATATAGACGAAGATATAGAAAAATATATAAAACCTTTAAAAAGAAATAATGAGCAATATGGTTGGTATGTTTATATTGATAGGGTAAAAGCTGATTTTGGTGGTGTCCACATACCATTAGATAAAAGTAAAACAAGTGCTATAGAATTTATACAAAAATTAAAGAATCATTTAGCTACATGACCAAATTGCGGGAAACTCCTTAGAGCCTTCACTACCACTCATCTATAGAAATATTTGTGAGGAACACGGTTAATTGCCGTAACCTATGGTAATAATGTGAAGGATTGGACAATCCGCAGCCAAGCCTCTAAACTTGTTATGATAAGAGCATGAGGAAGGTTCAACGACTAGACGGTTATGGGTCTTATATGATGGTCTAATCAACCTGATAAGGCTTAAGGTATAGTCTAAGCCTGTGGGAAACCTCAGGAAAATTCATGGAAATGAATTTACATATGCCACAGGATCCAGAAGCAGAAGCAGAATTAAAAAATTTAGCAGCAGTTCCATATCAGATAGTAAGTCCAGCAAATAACAGTTCAATAATAGGTATTTATCAAGACTCGATGCTTGGTTCATATCAGTTCACAAGAGCAGGAATACATTTCAGTCCAAGAGAAGCGATGAACTTGCTGATGATGTGTGATACAGTAAATGATAAACAATTATTAAACGATATAAAAAAGGATGGTGGTATAACAAACTTTGACATACTAAGTCAAATCATGTCGCCATTATCAATGAAATATAAAACAAAAGCATATAAAGAAGATAAAGACGACCCCAAGACGTCGAACGCGATACTAGAAATCCGAAATGGTAAATATATACGCGGACAAATGGATAAGAGCGTATTAGGTGCAAGTACAAAAGGTCTATTACAACGTGTTTGTAATGATTTCGGTAATATGGCATCAGCCAAATTTATAGATGATCTACAAAATGTTATTACGGAATATATGAAATCAAGTGCATTTAGTGTTGGCATAAGTGATTTAATATCGGACCAAAAGACGAACGACGAAATTGTTAAAGTAATTACACAGAAAAAACAAGACGTCAAAAATCTGATAGACAAAACGCAAATCGGTATATTTGATAACAATACAGGTAAGACAAATGAGGAAGAATTTGAAACACAGGTAAACAGTATTCTCAATCAAGCAACTTCAGAATCTGGTAAAATCGGGCTTAAAAATCTCAGCAAAAATAATCGTTTTGTTACAATGGTAAATGCTGGTTCAAAAGGTTCAGACCTGAATATATCGTTCATGATTTCTTGTTTAGGTCAACAAAACGTAGATGGAAAACGTATTCCTTATGGTTTTGAACACAGAACATTACCACATTATACGAAATATGACGATACACCTGGAGCAAGAGGATTTGTAGAAAGTTCTTATATCAACGGATTAACACCTCAAGAACTATTCTTCCACGCTATGGGTGGTCGTGTTGGTCTTATTGATACAGCTGTTAAAACATCTACTACTGGTTACGTACAAAGAAGATTAATTAAAGGGTTGGAAGATTTGATGGTATCTTATGATATGACAGTGAGAACAAATAAAAATAAAATAGTCCAATTTGCTTATGGAGAGGATAACATAGATACAGTTAAAGTAGAAAATCAGCAAATACAACTAGTTTCAATGAGTACACAAGATATTTATGCACATTTCTTACTTCCGGAAGAAACCGGAAAGTCGAAAACATTGAATAGTATATTCTTAAAAAATACGATGACAAGATATAAAAAACAGACGGCTGAACTTACAAAGAAAATAGAAGGTTATATTCAGATGATGATAAAAAATAGAGATTTACTGATAAAAAATGTGTTTAAAAACAAAAGTGACACAGTTGTAAACTGTCCAGTAGCATTCTCTTATGTAATCAATAATATTCAAGGGCAATGTAATATTACTAACTCATCACTTGTAGATATTACTCCTCTAGAAGCATTTGAAATGATCGAGAAATGTTATTTAAATCTTGAGAAAAATGTTTATGCTCCCCCTACAGAATTATTTAAAACATTATATTATTTCTATCTTTCACCAAAGGATCTACTTACTGTTAAGCGATTTAATAGAGCATCATTATCATTATTATTAGATACAATAACAATTGATTATAAAAGATCAATCGTTACCCCTGGTGAAATGGTGGGAATGATTGCAGGTCAAAGTATTGGCGAGGTCTCAACGCAAATGTCATTGACGTCATCAGAAAAAATAAAAATAATTTTAAAAAATAAGACCACGCAAAAGATTAATTGTTTGTCTGTTACTATTGGTGAATTTTGCGACGAATTAATTAAACGATTACCAGATATGACATTTAATACAGGTCACGAAAATAGTGTAGAAACATTAATGGACTTACTAGAAGATGAATACTATATCATAGGTGTTAGTGAAAACGAAAAAACACATTGGAATAAAATATCGCATGTTAGTAGACATCCAGTAAACGGACAAATTATGAAAGTTACAACCAGAAGTGGAAGAATAGTTGAAACGACTACAAGTCATTCACATTTAATTCGCGATGAAAATACACAGTCAGTTATTCCTATTGTTGGTGCTAATATGAAGGTTGGAATGAGAATACCAGTAGCTAAACATATAGAAAACTCGTTTGTAAAAGATACAGTTGTTATTGGTGCAAAAGAATATAAACTAGACCATTTATTCGGCTGGTTTATTGGAGCATACTTAGCAGAAGGAAGTATAAATTATAACGAAATTTCTATTACAAACATTTCTCAGCATTATATTGAAACCACTCAAAAATTTGCTCAATTATTTGGAAAAGAGTGTCGTGTATGCGAAAAACAGAGTGAATATGGCAAAACCATTACAACTAAATTTAACTCGCCGGATTTAGCTAAATTACTAACTAGTTATTGTGGTAATGGTAGTTATGTTAAACGTGTTCCTGATTTTGCATTCACAGCTCCTATGGTATTTAAGGCAGGATTATTTCAAGGATATTTTGATGGAGACGGAAATTTTCAAAGCGATAAAAATCATCACGGAATGAGAGCTTGTAGCAGAAGTTTACAATTAGTTAAAGATTTATCGTTAATTTTAAATTATTTCGGAATTTTTGCAAATATAAAAATGGAAAACCATAATAAAAAACCATTATACCATTTAAATATTACTTCAAAATATGCTAATATATACGCTGAAAAAATAGGTTCCGTTTTACATAAAGAAAAATTACAGGACATTGTAAATTATCTAGAAAGAAATGAAGTAAAGCTACTGACAGAATATATAGATAGAATAAATGGCATTGGAAATATTATTGCAAAATGCGGTAAAGAATTAGCACTTCCTGGTCAAAGCAGAAATTACGGATATTATAAAAATAAAGAATCAGTTGGGAGAAGAACTCTTGAAAAATATATCGGCATATTTGAAACACATCCAGATAGCTATAAAATACAAAATGAAATACAAATCCTAAAACAAGCAGCTAACTCTGATGTTATTTGGGATGAAATAGTGGATATTGAACTATATACTCCAGACCAAACCAATTATGTTTATGATTTTACTGTTCCAAGCAATCAAACTTTTATGACTGATTATGGTGTCATTGTTCATAACACGTTGAACTCTGTAACATATGAGACACCTATTATCGTAAGAAATTCAAAACAAGAAATTCAAAAAGTTCAGATTGGAGATTTTATAGAAAATAAAATAAAAATAGCGAAGAAAATGGAATATTACAAAGATAAAGACACTACATATGCAGAAGTTGAAGACTATTATGAAATCCCATCGTGCGACGAAGATGGTAATATATTATGGAAACGAATTGAAGCCGTAACAAGACATCCAGTTATTAATACAGATGGCACAAATACTATGTTAAAAATAACGACAAATGAGGAACGAGAAGTTATAGCGACGAAAGCAAAATCATTCTTAAAATTGATAAACGGAAAAATCACTGCAGTAAATGGGGATAGTTTAAAAGTAGGAGATTATTTACCTGTATCAAGAAAACAAATTGATTTTGCTGAAAAAAGAGACTTTGATTTAAAAGAAATTTTACCACCAACCGAATATATATATTCAAGTGAAGTTGAAAAAGCGGTTAGTGTGATGGGTGAATACAGATGGTGGACGAAACATCAAGGTAAAACATTTACTCTTCCATACAAACGCAGTGATAGTTTTGTCGCAAAAGTAAGCGACAAATTGAGAAACGGATGTAAAACGAAAACCGGCTTTACGACTAATTGTGTTTACACGTTACAAACAAACATGAATAATTATACAATTCCAGAATATATTCCATTAGATTATAATTTTGGTTATTTAATTGGTGCATATTCAGCTGAAGGTTGTATGACAAAATTTCAAATATCTATTGCGAATAATGATGAACTATACTTTGGACCTATCTTAGAATTATGTGAAAAATGGAATATAACAACAAAAATGTATAAAAATGAAAATAAAGGTAAAGAAGGTTGGACGAGCCAAGATTTAAGAATATATAATACTGTGTTATGTAGACTTTTAGAAAAATTATGTGGTAAGTTAAGTCATAATAAATTTGTTTCAGACAAAATAATCTTTTCAAATAGGGAATGTCTATTGGGATTTTTAGACGCATATATTGGAGGAGATGGTACAATTAATAAAAAAGATAAGAGTATTATAATTTCTTCTGTATCAAAAGAATCCATAACGTTTGAAAATAAATCATTAAACAAATCTTCGTATAGCCCTACAGTCTTTTTTAACTCTTCAAGTCTTGATTTCATTGCATCATTTGATTCTGCTAAAA